ATGGGAGTTTTTGATAATTTAAAAGAAGAATTCAATATTGAAGAAGCAGAATCACAGGTTAAGTCTGTGATTTCAACTGCTAATGAAAAGATTGAAGAAGTCAAAGAAGGTATAAAGACGCAAAAGTATACCATTGAAGATAAGGAATATATTAAAGCCGAACTTCAAGATTTGATTGCATCTGACCGTGAAGTCATGGAATCTTTAAAAGACATGATTGTAAATGGCGGTGGAACTCCAAATTTATATGCCGTTTATGCAACGGTTTCTAAATCTGTCAGAGAGAATGTTCAACAATTAAAAGAACTTTGTAAAGACATTACAAATTATCAGGTTATTGAATCTAATGAAGAATTCAAAGAAAAAGTCTTGGCAAGTAAAGAAAGACTTGCAGAAAAGAGACTTGCTGGTAGGAGTAATGGAAACAATACCCCTGGACAGATTACTCAAAATAATACATATATATTTAATCCAAAAGAACAATACGAAGTAATGAAAAAATTAGATATACCGGCAGTTCAGGTAGAACATCCGGATTTTGATTTGTCGTAGAGGTAAAATTGTTGTTTTCTGTATATTACAAGATAGAACATAGGGAAGAATTTCTTAAAAAACACTTTGATAAAGTTTTCAAAACTTATACTGAAGAAGAAAAGGAAATTTCTATTGATCGTCTTACAGATTTAATGGAATTAATGGTAAATATGCTGTTAACAGGTGATAAATGTGGACTTTATGACCTTTTAACTAAAAAAAATACAAAATCTGCAAGAGTTTTCTTCAATTATTTGACTTGTTCAAATATTCGTAGTATAAATAAAGAAATGATTAAAGACAGAATTAACGAAGTCTTTAAGATTTAAGGAAAGCGATTATGAAAAATATTAAAGAAATGTTAGATGCCGTAATTGAACCGATTAAGCTCGGTGGTGATTCCGGTTTTTCTAATTTTTTAACTGAAGAATCAGATTTTGAAGGAACTAGAATCATAACCGAAGAAGATGATCCATTTGGTAGTGCCGGTGGAGATATGGGTGGTGGTGATGCTGGTGGCGGAGATGCTGGTGGCGATCCATTTGGCGCCGGCGGAGATGCTGGTGGTGGAGATGCTGGTGCTGACCCATTTGGTAACGACATGGGCGGTGGTGCTGGCGGTGGCTCTGATAATGGCGGTAATGGCGGCGGTGCTGATGGTGGTACCGAAGGTGAGGATGATGATGAAAAAGATCCAGATGAAAATCCGGCTTTGACTGATGGTTCTCATGAACCAGACCCAGAATTTAACCAGGGCGAATCTGACCCAAACGACGTAACATTGTCTAAGAATGCTTCAATTAGCAATAAGTTCAATATCACAGATATTATGAAGACTGTCTCAACAGTTATTCAGACATTGAGTGAAGACCAGCTTGTTGAAATTGAAAAGATCAAGAACGATGTTGAGTTAATATTTAATGGCTTCTTGCTCAATGAAGAAGATTTGGAATTCGATAATGTAGAAAATGCAATATTCTTAATTGAAAAGATTGCTGAAAAGTTAGATATTAAGCCAAAGACTTATTTAATCCGAAAGATGAAAGAACCTTTGATTAAGAAACGTGATAGTATTAAGCAAGATATTGCCACTAAGAAGGGTGAACTTAATACGACTCGAGATATTCTTACAAAACTTGATACTAAGATATAAAAAGAAAACCGGTTTAAAAACCGGTTTTTTATTTTATTAAATAATTTTTAGTTCAAGTCAAATTCTGGAAGCTCAGACTTTTCACCTTCTGTTTGACCATCGTCTTCCATAACAGGTGATTCTGTCTGTTCTTCAACTACTGGTTCTTCCTGAACTGTCTCAACCACCTCTTTCTTCTTTCTTGTTTTCTTAGGCTTATTTTCAACAACCGGAGTTTCTTCAGTTGCTTGTGTTGTTTCAACATTTGTTTCAGGAACATTTGTAACCTCTACTTTATTTTCTTGTGCTTGTTTTTGTGCCTTCAAATTGGCAATAAATGCTTCATATTCAGCTTCGAAAGTATCTAATGCTGGTGTTCTACGAGAACTATAACCACCACGGCCGTGACGTTCTGGAATAGCAGGTGCTACAGGTTCTGGTAAATCTACGCCAATTAATTCAGCACGTTGCTTGTCCATTTCAGAGTATTGAGTACCATTATGAATTGAATTATAACGGTCTTTCATACGTGCCTGTAAATCGGCTAAAAAGTTCTTATTTCTTGTGTTGATTTTTCTTCCCATTTTATTATTCTTTAATATGTAATAACATTGTTTCAGGGACATTATAGACTATATATCCTGGCGGATTAGCTTTATTTCCCTTAATAATTTTTAGGGTAAATAAATTTATACTATTTATTGGATCTGATTGACCAATTATTTGATAAATACATTCATCGCCAGTTACATTACTTGTAACTTTATCATTTACTTCAAATGGACGATATGTTTCTTCAATTTCTACTCCATTAGTAGATTTTTCAATATCATCGGAATTTATAGTTTTTGCATTCTTAACGGCAACAGTAAGATCACGAGCAATCCATTCAGGACAGTTCTTACTACTTACTACTTTTTTAATTCCATTTAATAAAATATTTAGCTGTTCTTTACGTATATCTTCCATTAGTCACTACTCAAATTATCTTCATCTTTAAATAATATCTTTAGAATATGAAGTTCCTTTTTAAACTTCTGTAAACAGTCAGATATTGTTTTGTCAAAGTCGTTAAGATGAGTACTAATTTGTCTTGCGACACGGCCCGCACTAGCAGCTCTGGTTGGTGGATAGTTATATGATTCAAAGCCCTTCATGAAATCTGCACTTGGTTTTGATAAATCAGGAAGTTCTTTCTTAAAAATTTTTGCATAAAGTGTCCAACATGCATCTTCGAAATTTTCGATAGTATTAGAAAGTTCGACACCTTCACGTAATTTACGTTTTTTCTTCTTTTTCTTCTTTTTCTTTGGAATCTGATTTAACCAATATCCAGGATGATGAGCATCAGGAACACCTTTATAAAGTGGATTAACACTAAATGGAGAGCGTTGATATAATAATCCCATACGTTGTGGACAACAACCTTTGCAGTCACCTCCATGTGGAATACCTTGATCAGCACCAAGAGGTGCACCAACTCCGATTCCAAAATCTTCGTCTAAAACCTTATATCCGTTTTTCTTAAGAACTTCTACAGCTTCTTCTAAAGTCATAAAAACCTAGCTAATCTTTAAATTATACTTATTATTTATATCAGTTACGTAAGAATTCCATTTATTTCCATGCGCATAATTCTCTAAATACAGAATTTTATTGAATAAATCTGTATTTTCTGTATTATATGCATCAAAAGCTGCAGCGATTTCGCCACCAGTGAGTTCTAAGAATATTTTATAATGGATCATTTCATGAAGCATTGTTCTTTCTAATGCTTCATAAGGTCTTTTATGAGTTTTAGAGATTTCAATTCTCGGATTCTTTAAAATTTTATTTTCAAAGTCAATATCAAATTTAAAATAACCATTGACTTCAGAACTATCGATGATATTAACTGGAATTTTAATTAAAGAATTATCAAAATACATGTTATTACATGCATCAAAAATTTTGCTTAAATATTTTTCAGTCAATTCAAAATGTTTACTAAAAAGATTCATAATCTCGCCATGATGATTTAAGGAAATCTGTTCTATCCTTTGTAAATGTTTTACCATTAACGGTTACAGTTACAGTTCTCGAAGTAGATTCTACAACTTGAACTTTTACTGGACAACATGCTTTTACTTCAGGAATTTTTGTCCAATAATAGTAACCGTCTACTATATTAAACCCATACTTTTCTTTTTCGCTCTGATATAATCGTTCACATTCTGGACAACGTGGTTTTGGCGGCGGCGGAGGTGGAAAAAACATATTAATGCTTCCTTAATATAGTGTCTAACTCACTGTTTAACTGTCTGACAACATATTGTTTAGAGATTATCTCGGAATTTAAAAGATAGTTTTGAATTCTCTTGTCTTTATATAAACCTCTAATCCAGTTGACAGAAGATAAACAATACATTTTTGGGCGTAACCATTCTCTAAGCTTGAACATCAATAAATCAAGATTAGAAATTGCGTTATGTTCTTCCTGGGTTTTCGGATTTCTTATCAATTTTCCATTACGGTCAATAAGACCTAATTTATAAGCCTTTGTTGTCGTTGGAATAGTTGTAATAGATTTAAGAAAAACAAAAACAAGAACATTATCAATGTCCCTATTATGTGTACTTAGATTTATTTTCTTATTATGTGATTTTAAAGAATATAGTGTTTCACGTGCTTCTGTTAATATTCCATTTGCTTCAAAATAAGCAGACATGGTTTCAGCATTGTTTACCAATCGTTGTAAACCAGAAACACTATTTTTATCTTCTAAGGCGTAAAAAAATCTTTCCCAGAGTTTTTCCATACAATATTTATAGCTTTATCGACACCATTCAGTCTCATCGATAGAATTTCCATCATCGATTATCTCATCGCAATGAGTATTATAAGTGCAAGATTCCTGTTTAGGTCTATACATTCTTTGCGTTCCTAAATATGGATCTTGTTGAGTCGAAGATGAAATTTCAGTCTTCAATTCTGCAGGCGTTCCATCAATAGTTGCAATTTGTTTAGTACTTTTTACAGTTTTATGTGTAATTGGGTCGGTTCTGACGTCACCAAAACTTTTCTTAGATTCTGACTTTAAGAAATTGTTATATTTTTCAGAAATAGAATCCGCAATCTTCTTCATCATACTTCTAATATTTAACATATTATGAAGTTTTGTATTTGGATCATCTTTTAAAGTTCTTTGATGAGCAATCATACATGTAGAGTCATTGCAATATTTTTCATAACCCCTAATAACACTTATGAATGTCGTTTCTTTATGACATGTTGGACAATATCCTTCATCTTCTTTTCTGACATAAGTATCATAATAGAGCTTTGGATTATAGATATTGTGCTCTTTTTTCAAGTGATTATTAAACTTTTTTGATGCCGCATTAGCAGAATCGGCAGAAATCATCATATCACAAATTTCACACTTTAATTCTGTATATTCTTGCTGTTTTGGTGCTTTATTGCTACAAGTTGTTGAGCAATATTCTGCATAACCTTTATTTAAACCATTATAAGTGGTCGGTTTTCCACAGATTTTACAGATTCCTTCACCTTCTTTCTTGAGAAACTTGTCATAATACTCTTGCATGCCCAATTTATGGTCATTTTTGATATGAAGAGCAAAAGACATAGCGTCTTCATAGGTTCTTCCACATATTTTACATTCGTAACTCATCGTTAAATATTTATAAATAATATAAAATCAATAATAAGGTTTAAAAAATATGGCTGAAATTGGAAATAAGTTTATTTTTACTACAGAAGGTCGTACTTCATTAGTTGCCCAGCTAGGTGGTATACGATTTTCAGTTTTAGGTGCGATTTTAATTCAGGGTCTTAAACCAGTTGAAGTATCAGAAGATAAAGAAGATACTACTTTTGAAGATGCATTCAAAAATTTGACATTAGAAAGTCTTTCACTTGATAATGGTGTTGTATTAGGTTTAAAAAATGTCGATTATAATGCAACAGGTAATCAAAAGATTTATCCAGTAAATCTTGATAGCTATCAAAGTGCATTTAGTAATATTACACAAAATTTGATACCATTACACTATGTTCCAGCACAGGAAGTAGAAGATACACTTGGAAATGCTTATGGTATCTATGAATTAGATGTTGACCAAACATTACTATCTTGTAATTTTGTTGGTGATGATTCTGATGTTTCTTTTGCACATATTGGTCTTATTGGTAAGCAATATACACAGGCTGATGATGCAACATATAATGTTGATCATACTCAAAAACCAATATTAGTTGGTATTGCTCAGCTAGATGGCGAATATGACGAAGAAAATAATGTTTATGAAGGTGGTATTCAACTTCTTGCGGA